CCCCGCTGTATTGAAAGAAGCAGCGGAAAAAGTACTTGATGGCGATACTGATGCGTTCAGTCAGGTTTTGGCCGAGCAGTTTAATAATATGAGGCAAGCTACCAGTAAATCTGAAGCAGATATACTTGAGCAAGCTACAAAGAACGCAGTACAAGTAATTGAGCAGAATACGCGAGATATGGAGAGACAGGACGCTGCAGACGAATGGGTTGCGGTTTATCCTGAGCTTGACCACGAAAGCGCTGATGTTAATCAGGATGCGCTAGAAGAAGCTATTGATATAGCAGGCATGTATGAACAGCGTGGTTATAGGCCCGCAGCTGCTATGGAACGCGCAGTACGTAGTGTTGCTGCTAATTATGATTTGCGGACTACGCAAAAAGTAGCTACTTTGAAAACGCCTAAAGCAAAACCTGTAGCGCGTAAGAAAGCAGCAGCGAAAGATATAGCGCAACCTGCACCGACTGGACGTGGTGGAGCAGATAAAACAGCAACACCAAAGCACAATGCATCTGAAATGTCGCAAGACCAATGGGACGCGTTGCCTGAATCTGTAAGAGATGAAATACTAACTGGTACTATTGGATAGGAGAATACTGTGAGAAAGCTTAATTCTATGAGAAAAGCTCAAGGTTATTATTATGATGAACACGGGCATTTGAAACGCGGTAAAGGGCGTACTTATGCAGTTAAGCTCTCTAAAGAGCCAGAAACAAAGATTAAGCAGCCTTTGGCTAAGAAAAAACCTGCAGCTAAAAAACCTGCAGCTAAAAAACCTGCGGCTAAGAAGGCGACCAAGAAATGAAGTCCGCGATAAAGATTAGGCGCAAAAAGAAGAAGCCGTCTAGGACATCAGTAGCAGCTAGAAAAGCTGCTACTGCACATGCGATGCGCACGATGGAGCGAGCAACTTCTATGTCTAGTAGAGCATCGGAAGATGCTGCTAGACGCGCGAATAATAAAAAGATTGCGATTCAATTGCGGAAAAAGTACTTGATGGGTCTTGGAGCGAGGAGAGATAAATGAAAAAGGTACGCACCCAAGCCGAAGTAAATGCTGAGTTCCAAGTGGGCGTCGATAGAGTCACTGCTTCTCGTAAGGCTAAAAAGAAAGCTAAGCGATACCCGAAGAATAAGTAATTGTATAGCAGCGCTAGCTGTTATATACTTACAACAAGCTGGCCGCCGCAGTGCCACGGGCGTAAAACTAAATAGGCATTAGTTAGACAAACACTTTTTATTAACCTATTTAGGAGAGCTATAATGGCTACTACTGATTTTGGTGCCCTATTAACGGATCAGAAGATCGCGTGGGCCCGTGACCTGTGGAGACAGGCAAGAAACGCATCATTCGTGCTTAAGCACGCGAGTACATCTCCAACTTCATGTATTCAAAAAGTAACTGCATTGACTAAGTCTGAAAAAGGCGACGCGGCAGTTGTAACCTTAGTTCCTGAGCTTACCGGTCACGGTATCGCAGGGGACAACACTCTGGAAGGAAACGAAGAAGGCGCTAGCGCTTATGACTTCAAGGTGCCTATTGATCAACATAGAATGGGTATGAAGTCTTCAGGTCGTATGGCTGAGCAGGCTACTATCGTTAAATTCCGTAAAACCGCACGTGACCTGTTAGGTTATCGTTTTGGTACAGTAATCGACAAAATTGGTTTTAACCTTCTGGCTGGTATCGCTGTTGATACTAATCCTGATGGTGTTGAGCCGCAGTGGTCAGCTACAACAGGTGCTAATTTATACGAATTAGCTTTCGGTACAGAAGCAGCGCCTTCCTCTAATCGTCAGTTCCATACAGAAGCATCTGATGCTATCGTTCTTGGTGATGGTTACGGAGCTACTCCTACAGCTATTAGCTATGGGCATATCGTTAACCTGAAGGCTGAAGCGCATGAGCGTTATATAAAGCCTGTAGTACATAGCCAATACGGCGAAGTGTATTACTTCTGGGTATCTCCACGAGTTATGGCTAACTTAAAGTTAGACCAAGACTTCTTGGATAACGTACGCCACGCTATGCCACGTAGCAAGTCTCACGACCTGTTTGTTGGTACTGACGCTGTAATGGTTGATGGTGTAGTTGTAATGTCTCACCGTTACGTTCCAAGTAACACTGGTGTGGCTGACGACACTGCTATTACTACCGCTTCTACTTCTGCAGCTGGTATCGGACTTGCTAAGTTTGGTCCTACTCCCGGTACTACTAACGCTGTAACTGGTTCTCGTTGCTTGTTCTTAGGAGCACAGGCATTAGCACTTTGTGATCTTGGTACTCCGTACTGGGATGAATCAAGTGATAATGACTATGGCAACCAACCCGGTATGTCAGTTGGTAAGCTTTATGGTATGGCTAAGACCGTTTATAAAGGGTCTTACGATGATCCGTCTAACGCCCAAGATTTTGGTTGTTTGACGCTTGACGTAGCACATATCTAAAGGCGCGTAGGCTGAGCAGGAGCATACCCCCCTCGTATGTGCTCTTGCTCGTCAACCTTGGCCGGTGGCGGTGGTTGTCCGTACTTCGTGGTACTTTGGCTTCCGGTCTTTTTTAGGAGATCGAAATGGCGCTAACTGTCCGAGATATTATCGACGACGCTCGAGCTATACTGATAGACCCAGTTGCAGTTCGCTGGACTGATGCAGAGTTAATCGACTGGATTAATGAGGCTATCCGTCAAGCTGTGCTTATTAAACCAGACTGTAACCCTATTACTGAAGAGTTCACATGCGTTGCTGGGTATAAGCAAGGGCTTAGTACGTTAGCGCTTGAGCTGGTTTTATTGCTCGATGTTGTAGCAAATACAACTACAGGCGGTGGTACAGAGCTACCAGTTACTTATGTAAAACGTAATGTTTTAGATACTGAGATGCCTACATGGCGTAGCGTAACCTCGAGTCTGACTCTTCAACATTATATGTATAATACGCGTCAGCGTGATTTTTTCTATACTTACCCTCCTGCTACAGCCGGCGCCACTATTGAATTAGTCTACGCCGCTGTTCCTACTGCAGTTACAGTGGTGGGAGATTCAATACCGCTGCAAGATATATATGGGCCTTCTTTAACGAACTACGTCGCTTGGCGTGCGTTTAGTAAGGATTCAGATTTTTCTGGTAATATGAATCTTGCTTCCGGTTATTATGGTGCTTTTGTTCAAGGGCTTACTGGTAAGTTAGTCGCAGAAAATACAGAAGCCCCTGATAGAAACGTACCACCAGCAATAGTACAGGCGGTTGATTAATGCTTATTTCTGATTTAGCACAATTATTGCGGATAAAGGCACGGGAAGCTCCCGCGTTTATGCTTGAACGTTTGGTTCGTGAAAGTGCTCGAGAATTTTTCCGTAAATCTCGCGCATGGCGTGTAGACTTTAGTGGCGCTATTACTGCAGGATCTAATGCGTATTCGTTTACTCAACCTACGGGAACTTTGGTGCATGATATTGTTTATGCCAAATTACAAACAAGTAATACTAATTTAGCTTATTTACGTGACGCAGGAAAAGCATATGTAACTCCTGATTTTGAATCAGGTTCAACAGACTCTAAATACGTTACCCTTGTGGATAACGATACTTTCGAGCTATTACCTACACCTACTGCTGATGATATAGTGACTATGAAAATAGTTTTATCTATTACTCGCACAGCAACTGAAATAGATGACGCTATTGTAGACGAGTTTGAAGATGCTATTTTGGATGGCGCTTTGTATAGATTATATGAAATGCCTCAAGAGAGCTGGTCCGATATTAAATTATCTCAGTATCATTTGAATAAGTTTTTAAGCCGTACTGCGGATGCGAAACTTCGAGCTGAGGAGACACGTACTCCGGGCACGCGCATAGCCGCGTTTAGTTGGTAAAATGTACCCAGTAATAGAAGAATATACAGAAGAAGTTTTGGATAGTCTTTTAGTTGGTATGCAACGAGTTATAAAACGTAATCCAGATTCTGGTTTTTCTATACATAGATTAATAGGTCGAGCGGTTACAGACTTAATAATTATGTCTGGGGATACAAAAGAACTAGCTATTATCTGCGAAGTGATGGTAAATGATTTTGGTAAGAAGTATCTCTTTATCTGGGGTTCGTATGCTACAATCAAGTACGATATGGATAAAGTGTTCGAGTCGCTTAAATGGGCAGCAGGTCAAACAGGCTGCGAATACATAGAAGCGGCTTCTCATAGATGCGGGTGGACACGTAAGATGGAGCGCTTTGACGTTGAAGTGCTTCCAATGACTACATATAGGAAGTATTTATAATGGGCGCTAAAAAGACAGTGACTAAGCAAACAGAATCTAATAAAGAGATTCTTAGGACTAGTGGCGAAAAGAAACGAATCGGAGACCAGATATATCAAGGCGGGCGTCAAGCAGCACTTGTAAGTGCTAAGCGTGATGATTCTGGCTTATATAGAGGTAGAGCTTCTGCAGATGCTGCACAAATGTTTGCAAAGCCTGTAAGCCAAGTGCACGCCAAGGCAAGTAGTACAGGTAAAGGC